GCAGCGGGGGAAGCGATTAGCGAAGCAAACGCTGAGACGGCTGCACGTTCCTTCCGCTTGCGCTGCGCTTGGAGGAGTTGTGCAGGCGTCATTGCGACTCCTTACCTGCCCGGGCGGCTGGAACCGCGCGAGTTCTTGCGCGCCATTGCAACGTCGATTGGCGCACGCTTGGGAACGAGGTCTGCAAGCTTGACGCCCGATTCCTTCTCGAACGCACGGGCTTTCATAATCTGTTGGCCGCGTGCTTGCAGGTTGCCGCGCTGTGCAGCGAGGTACTGCTGGATCGCCAGCGGGGTGCTTTGCAGCGCTGCGCCGGTCTTTTCCCGGGCAAGAATCAGCAAGTCCACCGCAGCAACCTGCGCGGCGTAAGCACTGTCCGCATCCGCCTTGACTTTTCGCAATTCTGCGAGAACAGCCTGGGCAGCAGCGAGCTCGTCCGCACCCTCGTCGGGGGCAGCTTCGTCGCCCCCTGTTTCGGGGGCTGTAACCGCCGCAGGGGTCGCAGGCGCTGCGATCGGTGCGGGGTCGGGGGTTGGTGAGGGGTTACCCTGTGCGGCAGCGTAAGCGCTTGCACGCGAGAATCCGGGGGACGCGAGGGTAAGGGCCTCGCGCGTGATGTTCTGGTCACCTGCCAGCAAGCGCACCGTCTCGAGTCGGGGCAGGCCGTCGCCCGTCCAATGGTTGTCGTTTCCAACTTCGAGCTTGACAAGTGCAGCGCTGATCTGGGCAGGAGTGGTCATTTACTTCTCCGAGGTTTACAAGCCGAACGGGGGCAGCGACATTGCTGCCCCCTTCGGTTGGGTCGTCAGCGCAGACTAGAACTCGCGCGTGATGAGGCGCGCGATCTTGATCTGCTTGCGTTCCGGGAACACACGCTGCCAGCTGTCGACGTGGGCGAGGTTACCCGCAGTCGCCGCGTTGGACGGGCCACCCGCAGCCGGGCTCGCCACAGCGTACTTGTGGCCGACCGGATGCATGCACCACTCGACGCGGTTGTGCAGCACGTCCTGACCCGAGCCGTTACCGGCAGCCGGCGCACGGTACACTTCGGTCGGCACCTTGGGCGAACCCATGCCACCGCGCACCGCACCGCGACCGAACAGCCACGACTCGAAGATGCCGCCGCTGAACGGGACACCGTCGTCCACGACCACTTCGCGGCCGAGGAACGTCGGGATCATGATCTCGCCGCGCGCGTCCGGGATGAAGTCGATCAGGTTGTTCTTCTGCATGCGACCGTAGACGATCGAGTGCAGCAGAATCAACGACAGGTCGCCCATGCTGTCGCCCATCGTCAGCGTGGCGTCGATGAACGCCTCCGCGCTGAAGTTGGTCGTGCCGTCCACGAAGCCAGCGCCCGAGATGTCGTGCGTCATGTCATCCTGAACGTGCTCGGTCCCGGTCGGGGCCGCAGCGTTGTCCGCGAAGACGCCCTTCATCGTTGCGACGAACGCAGCCTGGAGGCGGCGGGTCCAGTACGCACTGACGCGGGTCGCGATCGCGTTCATGGGGTCCGCACCGGCGAGGTCGCCAGCGAGGTCCATGCTCGACCACGAGTTGTTCCGCGACAGGCGGACCTGGATTTCCGTCAGCGTGCCGAGCTTGTTCGGCGAGCTGGAGGTGCCCGGGTCATCCGTGCTCACGTTCTCGGCATCGTTGTCGAGATCCTTGAACGACGGTTCATTGAAGGTCAGGCCGCCACCCGCGAGCGCACTGTCCAATGCCGTGTCGCGCGTGAGCGCACCGGACTGGATGATACGCGACTTCTCTTCGGTGAGTTGCTGCGAGTACGGGGAAAAGATTTCCGGAACAACGATGTCCGAAATACGAACGACACCAACGGCCATGATAGCACTCCTTTTGAGTGGGGATGGTTCAAGTTTGAGAAAACTCGAAGCCTACACCCCATGGCTGGCATCGATTTGAGATCCTGATTGCGGCCCATGCCACACTACGCACGGAATGTAGCATGGGCCTTTTGACTACGCAAGCCCTGAGCGGTTACTTTTTTGCAAGCGGCTTTGCGCCGCCAATCGTTGTACCGGCAGAACGAGCGAGTTGTTCGGCGCGGGTCTTGTTCTCCTTCCAGATGCGACCCTGCTCCGTAAGGTTCCAAGCGTCAGCCGACCACGGGTTCCGTCCACCGTCACCGCCCGGGCGACCGTTGTTCCCGCCAGAGCCGCCGCCTTGTGTCGGACCCCACCAATGCGGACGCTTCTGCTGCATCTCGGTGAGCCACACCACAGCGTCGACACCAGGCGTGACACCCACACCGTCGCGCGTAACGACCTTGCCTTCGTCGTTGAGCGACAGCATGCGTTCGCCAAGCATGAGCGCGTCTTCCAACGCTGCACTCTGGATGCCCTGCGACTTGCCGAACGCTTCCCGAATGGAGTCGTGCAGCGTGCGGGTCATCTCCTTGGTCTTGTAACCGTTGTTCTCAGCAAGGAGCTCAGCGTTCTGCTGCGCCATCTGCTTGAGTTGACGGTCCAACGGGCCGACCTTCGCGCCGATGCGCGTTTCCACGATCTTGTTGATCGCGTTGTCGTCCAGCTTGCCCTCAGCAGCAGCTTCGAGTTCCGGGATGCGGTCGAGCAGCGTCAGAATGTCTTCGGGCTTGCGGTCGCCGAAAACCTCGAAGCGCTTCTTCGTTCCCTTGTGGTCGTTACGCTCTTTCTCGAGCGCGCTGCTCAGACGGGTAACGTCTGCCTCGGTCTTCATGCCTTCGACACCCGTGAGCTCGAACTTGCCGTTGCGCTCGGTGTACAGGTCACGATACCTTTCGTCGACCTCATCCAGTTTCTCGACCACTGCCTTGATAGCCATGCTATGCTCCGTTAAATGTCGCCCATGCGACGGGTTGTTGACCACAGCTCACGCTGTCAGCCTAATACTTGTCCGGGTTCAAACCTGCCGCCAGAAACGCTGCTCGTTCGCGCGCTGCAAGCTGTGCCAGCGTAAGCTCGTCACCGTTGCGGTTGACAAACTTGTCTAGCGTCAGCCCACCGTCGCGGAACAGCTTTGCCTTCGCGATGCCAAGCGTATCGTCTTGAAACGTCTTGCTCTGGCCCTTCAACCACTTGCCGTAAGTTGTGTCCGCCGGGCCCGGGCCGACCCTGCTACGGATTGCACCGCGAGCCCACTTGTCGTAATCCCCTTTCGTCCCGCGCGGCAGCGCAGCGCGTGTCTTGATTGCACCGAGCCGGTTTGCTGCTGCGTACTCCTCGACAAGCTCGCGCTCAACGTAGGGCTTGGCAGGACGATCGCCTAACAGTACACCATCGAACACAGCGATGCGCAAGCTCCGGCACTGCCAATGCAGCGGAGGGATCGGTCCTTTGCCGAGCGGAAATTGCTTGCCGTCGGTAGCGCGGCATATCGGAGTCGTGCGCGAGTCCAGTGTTGCAACGAACCGCTCGGTTGTTACGATGTCGCTATTCTCATTGAACCAAGCGGTTCGCGAGTGGTTGGCAACGTGCTGCACTGCTGTTCTGACCACAGCCTGCACCTGCCGCTTCGTCATTGCGTTCACACCGTCAGCGTTCTGCATGCTTGCTGTGCCAATGACTCTGCGCGTGATAACGTCCATTGACTCGCCAGCGGTCATGCCCAACTGGATAGCGTTGTGGATCAAGCGGAGGTCGTTTGCTTCCATGCTTGCTGCCCAATCCGCAAGTATCTGGCCCTGGAAGGGTCGGGCAAGCGCGACGCTGCGCAGCATACGCGAGCTCGGCAGCGCTGTTTCAATTACAACCGGAAGCACCACGCTGACGATTCCGTTCAGCGCTACACTCTCCGCAAGCGATAAGCCTACCATTTCCTCTTTCAGCACGGAGGTGGCTTCGACCCATGCAGGCGCGCGGATAGCTTTAATCTGATCGACCAACGCTTCCAGCCTGCGCATTTCAACGCCTGTGGTCAAACCAACGTTGTTCGCTAGGCGTGAACGTATTTTGTCGGAGATGTCTTCGTTGGTACGGTCGAGGATTGCCCAGATACGATTGCGCACGGAGCCTGCATAGCGCAACAGATACGTCTGGTGACGTATCAGTGCGTCTTCAAAAAGCTCGTTCGCGGTCTTAGCCATTACTGAGTGGCTGGCGCGTCGTCGTCTTCCGCATCCGCATCCGCACGCTCGCGCTCAGCGTCCTGCTGCGCAAGTTGCTCCTCTGCTGTCAGCGTGCTTGCACCCGCAGCAGTGCGGGGCATGTCTGCATCTTCCTCAGCAATCTGTTCCATTTCCTCCTCATACGTCATCGACGTGAGACGCTTCTCGACCATGAGCGCATGGATGGACTTCTTGCTGAGCGGTGCGCCGGTGAGGCGCGCTTCCATGAGCCCCTTGATGTCGGTGGCGGTCAGGCTCAGCTCGCCGAACTCCATGTTCGGGGTGACCTTCACTTCCTCGTCGTTTGCACCGATCCAACGGGCAATAATCTTGAGGATGTTTTCGAGCGCTTTGCCGGAGGTCAGCGCGATCTGGTTGAGCGTCGCTGTCTGCGCGGTCAGGCGGGTCTTCATTGCCTCGCCAGACTCTTGCTTCGACTTGCCCTCCATTAGCTGCCCCGACTTCATCTGGGCATACTTACGGTCATTCTCCAACGAGCTGCGCATCTCGCCCAAGCCTTCGGAGTTGACGCCTATGTACTTGGCGTCACCGTTTATATCGACGTCAATGCGGCTGCCTGCACCTGTACGCACTGCACCGTCATCCACACCCGCAGTCCCGTCAGGTTCGCGCGTGCCACCGATGACAACGAGCGTGTCCTGCCCGGTCATGAACAGCGCTTGCCGGTAGTCCGCCTCGCCACGGTAGATCGCCAGCACATGCTTGCCTAACCCCTCGAGCGGGGGCAGGTCCGGCGTCCCCATAAGGTCGCGCGTGTTGGCGAACACAAACGGAATCTCCGTCAGTGTCTTGCCCCGGTACATCGGGGGCACCATTGCTTCTTCCGAGTACGACAGCGCGCCCACACGGTCGTCAAAGACGCCCATGCGGTACGGGGCGCCACCCGTGTCATCCTCGTTGGGTCCAAGCGCACCGAGTTGAAGTACACGGTACTTCTTGAAGGTCTTCCAAGTGAAGTCCGCTTCGCGCGTGAAGCCGCTTTCGTTTAGGACGACAAGGTTGCACGCGCTGTAGCCTTCCTGACTCTCAGCCTCGTCCCAATTCCGAACCGCCTCCGCAACGTAGCTTGCGATATACGGCAGCACAACGCTCGGAGCCGCGTTGCCGTCGGCAGCGGTAGGGGTAACCGTAGGGGCGGAGGGCAAGTCCGCCAGCAAGCCTATACGGCCTGTAATCAGCTGCTCGGTGTGAATGCGTCTGAGCAGGTCGTACACGGACTCATGCTGCACGGTGCAGTCTTGCAGCAGCGGCTCCATGACCTTCGGGACTTCGATGTTCGCTTGCTTGTGGTTAAGCATGCCCACAAGCACTTGCACCGCATCGTTGACGAACTCCGGGAACAGTGCGCGCTTCAGATACCCTTCGTAAATCACTTCACCGACAGCCTTGCTGCCCGTGCCGAACCCGTCAAGGATCATGCTCGGGGTTGGCGGCAGGTACACGTCCCGCTTCGCTTTGACAGCGCGCTCGCCGTCGTACAGGTCACGCATAGCTTGCCACGCTGTGACGTTGCTGTCGTAGTGTGGGTGAGTAGCTTCTAGGCCGCCTGCGCTTGCCATAGTGGTTCCTTACGTGCCTTTAGTTCGACCGCCGCGAGCACCGAGCCCGAGCGAGAGAACGTGATAACGAGCTTCGTCGCCAATGTGGTCTTCCGACTCGGTGTCGACGTCGTCTTGATCGATTTCGTCGCGCGGGAGGTTCGGAAATAAATCGATAAACATTTTGCAACAGTCAAACACAAATAGGCCAGGCTTCTCGCGCGGTATGGGAATCTGTGTCTTGTCCGGTGCAAGCACATGCTGACGTATACCTTGCTTCAGGTATTTGCGCAGCTTTTCCCAACCGGCCTTTCTACTGCCCGGTGACTTGTCTGCTCTGCGCCATTCTACGCCTCGGTACGTGCTGCCCTTAACCTTGACGCTCTTGAGCATGTCAGCAGCAATGCTGTTGCCGTTCTCCACGTCCCAGATGCTGCTGTCTGCTGCGCCGGGGCGCACTCGGTCATGAATTCCCATCGTAAGCTCACGCTCTACAATGCCAGCAGCAATGTCGGTGGCTAGCATTCTAAGGCCGACATTACTTTTGCCGCTCCACCCGTACCACTCCGCGAAGCGAAACTGATCACCCTTCACAGTGCTGCGCCATGTGCCGTCCGGAAGCTGTATGTCGCAACCGTCGCTCTCCGCCCACCAACCAACGCTGAACGGCTTGCTGCTGCCCCAATCGAACGAGCGCGTGAGGCGCCACGTTGAGGGAATGGTAAAGGGCCTCAGGATGTGTTGCTGTGAATTCCAAGCGTCATCGAACATGCCGCCTGCGACGACGTCCCAATCCCCGCCCAACCATGCGCGGCGCTTGTTCGGGTCGGTGATGCTTTCCAGCTCAGCAATGTATTCCGGAGAGAGGTACTTGTTCTCGCGGTACGTGCCAAACAAGTGAACCTGTGTCTTAACCACATCCTCGCGCTTCTGCGTGCGCGGGTTGAACACGTTGATGACGCGCTTAAAGATACGCCCCGGAGGTGCAGCGTTGATGAAACGCTTCTTGACCCAATTGTGTCCGGCGCCATACGGGTTGCATGTAGCAAACACTTCAAGCGGGATTTCGGGCAGCAGATAACGCACAGCGTCTGCGTCATCCTCGTCTACGAATACAAGCTTGCCTTCCGCGTTCGCTTGACCAGACACGAACAGCGGGTAATCCTCGGGCCTGTATGAGGAGCGGTTGCAACTCATCATCATGTCGAACAGCGTGTCGGTCGGGTACTTGGTAAGCTCGTTCCAACCGAGGAACGGGAACTCCTGCCCGTGATAGCTCCAATAATCCGATTCTTTCTTCACAGCGCGGAACATGAGTTCTTCGCCCGTGGGCCAGCGCCACAAATAGTCGCTCTTACTGCTGATGAAGCGAGCACCGTCCCCGAACTCGGGGAACCACCGCATCGACTTGGAAATCAAGTCGTCAAGGTTCTTGTACTCGCGGTCGAAGATAACGCCGCGCCAGAACCGACCGTACCCGATGCCCACACGCCTGCGAAAGCGCATCAACTGCGAGT